AAGGTCCGCACGGGACTTCTCGCCCCCACTGTTGCCCTGGTAGGTCTGGGCTCCGTTGCGGTTGGTGACCAGCACCCCGAACTGATCCCTGATCTGACCAGACTTGAGTTGAGTCTGGGTGGTGAACTCGATGGTCAACTCCCCGCCCGTGAGCGCATGGGAGTAGTAGGCTGCTCGCTGGTTCATGTAGGGGGTGACCGCTCGCAGGATGTAGCTCTTGAGCCCTTGGTTGCCGAAGCCCTTGCGCCAGAACTCCAGGTAGTTGATCTCTAGCTGGTGGGCTTCCATCTTGGGCTTGAGCCGCCGCAGGCTGGCTCCAAGCTCCTGCTGCTCTCCAGTAAGCTTGGTGATGACCGGCAGGTAGGGAGAGTCCTCCTGGGCGTAAATGCGGATCTTCCCCAGGAACGACAGGATCTGCTTCTCCAGCCGCTCGATCTCCTGCTTGGTGCGGTCGTTCTCGCGTAGGGCTTCCTCGGCAGCACGGATCTTGGAAGTGGCCTGATCCCGAACCATCCCAGCCCGAAGGGCTGCCTGCTCCCGGTTGGACACCAACTCTTGAAGCTCCTTCTCGATCTTGTCTACCAAGTCGGTCAGCCGGTCGGCCTCGATCTTGGAGTCCTCGATCTCCTCTTGGATGCTGGTCAGCTTCTGCTTCTGGTGCTTCTTGGTGATGGGCTGCTCACACTCAGGACACGTCCCCTCCATGTCCTGAATCCGATTGAATCGAGCCCAATTCAGATCAACATCATGGTCAGCATTGCCATGCTTGACCACCGCTTCCTGATGCCGCTGCCTGAGCTTGTGCTCCTTCTCGATCCACTGCTCCCGAAGCCGGTTGCTCAGGTCTTGGACCTTGAGCCCAGCCTCCCGTGCCTTCTTCAGCGCCTCCAGGAGCACCGAAGGCTGCATCATGGTCATGAGTAGTTCGTCCCGCATCTTCTCCAGTGGGGCGCGCTCCTCGTTGATCCTCTTGATGCGCTCCTCCTTCTCAGCCGCGAAGTTGCGCTCCCGCTCCGCGTAGTCGGCAAGGTCGTGGTCCACCCGCTCCAAGCGAGAGACCAGCATCTGTAGCTCGGTCTCAGCCGCGTCGAGCTTGATCGTGAGGGCTGCAACCCGCTCCTTGGCGATGGTGCCAGCACGAGCCAAGGTATCCATCTGGAGCGCACCCTCCAGGATCGCCTTGGCCTCAGCGTCGGTGAGTTGGCTGAACCGCTTGAAGCTCCCCTGGGGCATCATCGGCCCCCGGATGAAGGTGTCGAAGTCGATGCCCAGCACCTCATCGATCTTGGTCTGGGTATCAACGATGGTCTGCTGGGTGACCTGCTCCATGGTCCCGCCCTGAGGCATGGAGAAGAAGTGCAGATCGTTCTTGAGCTTGGGGTCTTTGCGGTAGCGGGCCACCATGTAGTCCACCCCGTTGTGGGTGAACTCCACCTGGACGCAGCAGTCCTTCCCCACCATGCGGTTGATCACCTCGTCAGCGGTGAGCCCTCGCACCGTGCGGCCCCACAGGCACCACACCAACGCCTCGAACAGCGTGCTCTTGCCCGCTCCGTTGGAGTCAGCCGCAGAGCTATCCCGATTGGCCCCCAGGATGGCCACCAGCCCCTGATTGTCCAGAGGCCAGATCACTTGATCCTGAACCGCCAGGAAGTTTCTCACCGTCAACTTGATGAACTGGACTTCCACCTGAGCCTCCCTCGTTCATGAAGCCTGCCTCAGAAGATCACATCCAAGCTGCACCAACTGAGCCGGGTCCAGGAAGCTGGGGTCCACCTCCTCCACGTAGGCTTCGAGCATGGCCTCGGTGTCCATGCCCGGCTGGAAGGCAGTGGATGATCCTGCCTGCACCCCCTCCACCTCCCAGGTCACCTCGAAGGAGCGAGCCCCGAGGGCCAGCGCCTCACGGGTGTAGATGTCGATGTCCGTCTGGACCGGAACCGCCTGGGCCTCCATCTTGATGAAGTGCCCACCCACCAACTCCTGGGTGAGCTTGGTGCCATAGTCCAGCAGCCTGAACTCGGGACTCTGGACCGGCTTGAAGATGGGGGTGGAGTAGGGCTGGTTCTCAGCGGTGTCCCACAGCCAGCAGCCTCGTTGCTGGCCAGCATCGCCCCAATTGTGCTGGTGGGTCGCGCCGATGTACCGGACATTGGGCAGTAGCTCCTGGGGCTCGTGGTAGTGGCCCAGGAACGTCTGATCCACCTTGTCGTAGGGTAGATCAGCCAGCGTGAGCAGGTGGGTGTCCACCAGGACGAAGTTCGATCCTACCTTGGCCCCGCTCACCCCGAAATGCCCCAACATCATCGAGGGCTCCAGGGTAGAGGGGGAATGGTCGGCCAGGGTTCGAGCCTGATCTACCAGCCACTCCCGGTCCTTGGAGTAGGGCAGGGCCATGACATGAAGTTGCTCAGGGCGTCCACTGATCTTGGTGCTGGCCACCTGGAAGTGGAACCACCCTGGCTTGTCCATGATCGCCACGATGGAGGAGAGCCCGTAGACACTGTGGATGGTCCCTGTCCGGTTGCTCTGATCGTGGTTGCCCACCAGCAGCCCCACCTGGGCCCCTACCCGTAGCCGGGTCACGGCATCATAGATCAGGTTCCAGGTCTGGACGTTGATGGTTCCTCTGGCATGGAACAGATCACCACCGAACAGGATCAGATCAACCTGTTCCTTCTTCGCCAGCGTGGCCACCTTGCCCAGCACGTCCAAGCCGTCCTGGAGCCGAGATAGCACTCCGGTAGGGCTCAGCCCGGAGTAGGATCTCCACGCATGACCGTGGTGGTCTGAGAACAGTAGTACCCGCATCAAGCTCTCCTATATGCCCTGGCTGGAGTAGTCACGGCCCTGATTGGGTCCCACCCTAGCTTTTTGATCCTGTATCTCATTGCTGCTTCGGACACCCCAGACTCCCTAGACCACTGAGCTAGGGTTAGCCTTCTTGTGCCAACCACCACCGTATGGTTGGTCCGTTTATTAGATGACTGCTCGATCAGAGTCGCCCATCGCACATTCCCAGGCTTGTAGTCACCATTATTATCTGGGAATCGATCCAAAGAATGATCCTCAGATGGCCTACGGCCAACATGATCAAAGAACGATTTGAATGATCTTCTCCATTCAGAGTAGACTTTGATCCCTCTACCCCCGTAATTTTTGTAACTTTTGTCCTTCCTACGATAGCACCTGGAGATCATAGCGTGCCACGCATTGTACTCTGGGCTGTAGCGCATTCCGTGTTTGGTACAACGAGCGGCAACCAACTCCTTTGCTATGCAACCACATGACTCAGAATGCCCTGGCCTAACGTGGTTGATCACTTTCCCACAATCACACCTACAACACCACAAGACACGCCCATACTTATCGCGTCTGAAAGGCTCTATCAGAACAAGCCTCCCGATCCTATCCCCTTTGTGCCAGATCATCATTGTAACTTTTCGTAGAAGTTCCTCACCACCAGTTCAATCAGCTTTGGATACTCTGGGTGAGGCTGCATCTTGGCTTGAAAACCTTGCCACCCCTGCCACTTGATGGTCTCGCCACTGGGGGCCTTCCAGTTCCGCCAGGACTTGTCCCCCTCGATGACCCGCTGCTTGATCCCCTCCTCCAGCACGCAGTAGTCCAAGCTGAACCCCAAGCCCCCGAGGCAGGGCACCTCGACAGAGCGCAGGTAGGGGGCCATCTTGTTCTTCATCACCGCCACCTTGATCTTGTGCCCGATGGTCTGCTTGTCATCATCCTCCTCGGTCCCCTCGCCCTTCTCCTTGAGGGTGCCGATGCGGGTGAGGCGCAGCCGCACGGTGGCGAAGAACTTGAACTTCTCCCCCGCGTAGGACTCCCACGGGTCCCCGTAGGTGACTCCGATCCTCCGGTACAGGTGGTTGGTGAAGATCATGGCGATCTTGTTCTTGGCAATCATGCCATTGAAGACCTGGAGGTTCTGGCCCACCACCTTGGCCGCGATGCCGTAGACGTTGCTGGCATCATCGTTGTCCATCTGCGCCTGGGTAGGAGTAGACCCGATGCTGTCCCAGCCGATGCACACCAGCCGATCCGGATCATGAGTCTGGATCGACTTCACCAGCACCCTGGCCTTGTGGAAGCCCTCCTCGTAGGTGTCGGCCTGCACCACGATGTAGCGGCTCAGGTCCACCCCCAGCTTCTCCATGTAGGACAGATCGAGCGCGTGCTCCACGTCGAGAATGACCGCCACCCCACCCATGTACTGGGTCTCGGCAGCGATGTGGCCCAACAGCGTGGTCTTGCCGGTGCCGAACAGGCCCGCGATCTCGGTGATCCTGCCGAACGGGATGATGGGACGGGGCATGGGCAGGCCACCAGCGATGGCCCAATCGATCTTGAAGTTGCGGGTGGACACCCAATGATCCACCTGCCCCAGCATGGTTGTGGCAGTCGGGATCAGCGCCGATCCTTTCCCGCACACCTTCTCCACATCCTCGACTACCCTGGCCACGAAGTCCCAATCCCGCTTTTGCTGGGCAGTGGGCTTGGCTGGGGCTGAGGCCGGCTCGGCTGCCTCGGCCACCTTGACCGGGGACCTTCGCACTGCGGAACGGGTCATTTGATCCTCCACCAAAAATTGAGGGCAGTGGCGGGAGTTCCACCCGCTAGTGTTTCGGCTTGTCCCAGATGCCATGGCTGCACACCACAACATCCAGGTTCGGGGACTTCCGCGTCGGGTGCCAGCAGAGGTGGCGGTACACCTTGATCCGCACATGCTTTTCCCTGTTGCCGTTCCCCATGAGTGGTCTTACGCTGCGTGTCAGTGTCCACGCCGCACTGCCCGGTCCCGCCGGTTGCTTCGATGACGTAGCGCCTGCTTTGGGGCCACAAAGCTCATCCCCTGGCTGCGCCCGGCGGGGAACTGCTATTCCTGGGGCGGATCGACCGGCCCAGTGATCTCCGGAACATCGCAGGCCCTTACCGTCTGCCTGCCAGCGGACTCCGCGCTGGGGATGGACAGGTCCAGCAGCACCCTGATCCTGTCGGAGATAGCTTCCGCCATGTCCCCACCGCAGCGGTAGCCCTTGGCCTGGAGGTACACCTTGACCTTGCTCATGACCGCCAGGGTGTCCTGGGGAAGCTCGGGCTCGGCCTTCGTCACGGGCTGGCGTGCCATGGGGCTACCCCTCCTCCAGCGCCTTCCGCATCTCGTCCTCCAGCGCATCCTCCGCGCTGGGGGCAGCCTTAGCGGCAGCCGGCTTGCCCTTGGCCACCACCGGGGTCCCCAGCTTCGCCGGGGCCCTCACAGGGGCCCTGGTGGAGACAGGAGCAGCCGCCGCCGGCTTGGCAGCCACCGGCTTTGCCACCGTGGCAGGAGCCCGCACCGGAGCCGCCGGCTTGGCAGCCACCACCGGCTTCGCAGGAGCCACCGTGGCCTTCGGAGCGACCGGCTTGGCCACAGCAACCGGCTTCGCGGGGGCAGGGGCCGGCTTGGGAGCCGCCACCGGCTGACGCTTGGGCTTGGCCGCTTCCGCAGCCGCCGCCATCTCGGCCTTGTACTCCGTCGCCTCCTGGCACTCCCCGAACGCCTCGCACTGGCTGTTGCACACCGCATCGCCAGGATCGAGTTCGTTGGAGAAGCAAGTCGGGTAGTTCTCCGGAGGCTGCACCGTGCCATCCTCCGCGAGCCATGTCGCCCGCCCGTTGCCTTCGGAGGTCTCCTCGGCAGCCGGTTCCTCAGCGGGGGCCTCCTCCTCGACCACCTCGCCCTCGGCAGCCGCCTCCTCCTCGACCACCTCACCCTCAGCGGGGGTTTCCTCGACCACCTCACCCTCGGCGGGGGTCTCCTCCTCGGCAGGGGCCTCCTGGGAGCCGGCCTCAAGCTGCTTGGCAACGGCAGCCGCCTGCCCCAGCTTGCGAGCCTCCTGAGGATCGACACCCTCCAGGATCGCCTTCATCTCCACCGCCTGCCGGAACGGCATCATCGCATCGAGGTTCCACAGCGGGGGCTCGGTCTTGAAGGGAGCCCTGGTCACGGCCACGTCGGGGCGCACCCGGTACTCGGTGTTGATGTCCTTGCCCTCGCGGGTGATGAAGATGTTGTGACCCTTGATCGGGTCACAGAAGTCCACGTTGTCGGTGTAGATGTCGAGAAGCTGCTTCCACACCGTTGGCCCATAGGTGTAGACCTGGACCTTGGGAGAGCCCGCCCGAGGCATCTCCTTGTCGTCCACCCCGTTGGCCTTGAGTTCGTCGAGATCATCCTTCTTCCAGAGCGGGTCCGCGAGATCGATGATGTTGGAGAAGGACCGCTGCTTGGCCCGCAGCCCCTTGGCCGCTTCCTTGTCAGCCGGGTCGCTCGACGCCCGCAGCCGGTCGTACTCGTCGCAGATCGGGCACTCGGTGTCCGTCGAGCCCGGCGTCTGCTTGGGGCAGGAGAAGTGCTGGACGTTGTTCTCGTCGGGACCGATGCTCCAGTGGACGTAGCACTCGCGCCAGAACTGGAAGGCGTTGACCCCATCATCGGTCCACGGGGGCATGACCCGGATCGAGTTCTGGCCCTGCTTGGGCTTCCAGTACAGCATGGCGGTCTTGGGACCGCGATTGGCCTTGGCAGCCTCCTCGGCTGCTTTCTGCGCGACCTTGCCCTTGTCTACCTTGATTGCCATGACCCTCACTCCTCCGTTGCAGTCCGGGTTACCGGCTGCCGTTTGACCGGCACCCTCTCGGGGGACCGGGCGACCTGATCTTCGTTCCTCTCACTCAGCTTGGTGGCAACCCTGTCGGCTGCCTCGCGTGCCAGTTGACGAGCCCGTTCTCGCTGCTCGGCTGCGGCCCGCTGGGCATCCACCTGGACCCCAGCCTTGACCTTGGACTTCTGAGCGACATAGGGATCGTTGGCCTCAGCCCGGTAGTTGGCACCAAGACTGATCAACATCTCCTTGCGATGCCCCATTGCTTCACGCCCCACCATCAGAAGCCCGTGCTCCTTCTTGGCTTGCAGGTGCGCTTGCATCGCTGCCTCGTAGAGCGGATTGGTGATCACCTCGTTCTCCACCATCTTCTCGGTTAGCTTCACCGGAGGGATGGAGGCAGCCGCATTGGACCGAGAGGCGTGGTCCAGCCGGGCGTAGGTCTTGTCCAGTTCGTGCTTGAGCCCTGCGGCCTTGTCCTTGGCCAACTCCGACAGAGCCCCCCACCATGCAAACCGCCTAGCCTGATCCTGGAACTCACCGTTGAGATCATCACGGTCGATCTCCAGATCGCGGTCCAAGCTGCCAGCATAGGTGATCCCGTTGATCTCGAATGTGACTTCCAAACCCTTGAAGTTCATGGGCATCTTATCCCTCGCTTCTACATAGTACGCCGCACCCCTGACATCCGGACACCTACGCCGCCAGCTTGAGGCCCTTCTTCTCAGCCCAGTTGGTCGGGGAGTAGGACAGGTCCACGGTCATGGGAACCTCGAAGTCGAAGTCCTCCATTTGCCGTTTGATTTCCTTGAGATAGCCCAGTTCCTTGCGGTGCATGTAGAAGACGAGTTCATCATGGATCGGCATTATCACCCGCGACCTCTTGCCCCGCAGCACGTCGGACGCCCGCACCATGGCAATCTTGAACAAGTCAGCGCAGGTGCCTTGGATGAGGAAGTTGACCCCCTGCCGCTCCGCGTGTTCGATCTTCCACTTGGCATCCCCACTCCACTGCCGGGCCAGCCACCCCCGTAGCTCCGGGAAGCGCCG